TCTAAGATTCAAGATGTTGATGATCTTATGAAAGCATCCGGACTTACAATTAATGAAATTGTATCAAAACAAAGCTTGCATGATAGAGCTAAAGATTTAGGTATAACTAAATACAGCTATGACGAAGAGTTACAAAGAATAGCACAAGAAAAAAATGAGTTGTAATGACTACGATAAATCAGCAAATATTCGATAAATCTTTATCACATCAAAGTAACGTAGTTGACTTTGCAGGCACGAACGCAAATGTTTTGTCAGATACATTAATTGGCATATACATCATAAAAGAACTTAGGGCTTTAATATTATCGTTTCTTGCTGAGTACTCAACAGGAGACAATTTTAATTTCTTATTACAGAAAAATTTAAGTGCACTTAATAGATTAGAAAAAGATATAACTAGATTACGTAAATCTCAATATGATAGTATACAGAAGCAAACATTGTCACTTATAAAAGATTTCATAAAAGAAGAAAAAGAAACCCAGCAAGATATAATTTATGGTGATTACTATAAGCCTGAAATTCCTACAAATGCCAGTGTTTATAATTATTTCTTAGCTATGATGATCGTCGGAAATCTTTTCACAGATAACTTTGACATAGCGTCTAACGCTGACATAAAAAGAATTACGCAGACATTACGCTATGGACTAAGTCAGAATCAAACTAATACAGAGATAGTTAATTCAATAACGGGTACGCAACAGAATAAATATCAAGATGGCGTTTTAAACACAAGTGTTAATCAACTCAATTCAGTTGTTAATAGTTCAATCATAGCTGCACAATCCGCAGTCATAGATAATTTTAACATATTAAACACCTCTGGTCTTGTTATGTACGGGCAATTTGTTGCGGTGCTTGACTCTAGGACATCGGTTATATGTCAGACGCTTAGCGGTAAAGAAGGTAAATACGAAGACTTACCTCATCCGCCGTTGCATCCACGATGCAGGTCACATATTGCGGTGTATTTTAAAAGAATGACTGGTGTTTCTAAAGCAAATCTCGGAGGCGTTCCGCGAGAAAGTGACTATATGCAATGGTTGAAAAAGCAAAACGAGCAAACGCAAATAGCTGTCTTGGGTGAAAAACGAACAGAACTATTAGGAGAAAATAAACTAACGGTGTCTGATTTCTACACAAGAAATGGTGATTTATTAACTTTAAATGAATTGTACAGAAAATATGATATTATAAGCAGTTCGGTTAACTAAAAGGAGAAGCAATAATGAGTGATATCGATAATAGTGAAAACCCACAAAATGAATCAACAGATTGGGAAAAAGAATTGCAGGCTTTACGCCGTAATAACGAACAACTGTTGAGTGAGAAAAAGAAAGCACAAACTAAAGCTTTTGAGATTGAGCAACAATTGAATCAGATTGGAGGGGCAGAAGGAATTCAAAAACTTCTGGAGCTTCAAAAGAAAGCGCAAGACGATACTCAGAAAGAATTACTATCACAGGGTAAATTTGATGAGTTGATGAAGAATTCTATTGAGCAGCAGAAAGCGCAATATGAAGCTAAGATGCAAGCTTTTAATGAAGAAAAAGAAAAACTTAGAAGTGATTATGATTCTTTGCAACATAGAGTTAGAAGCATGAATATTAATTCAGTTGTTAAAAGTACATGTGAAAAACTTAATCTTCAAGAAACTGCGCATTTTGATATTGCACTACATGTTATGAATGATTGTAGATTCGATGAGCACAATAACCCAATTTTCATTGATGAGAACGGTAATACTCGATTCAATAAACAAGGTGATAAATTCTCTATTGAAGATTATATCAATGAGCAACGTAGAACGTATAAACATTGGGAAAAACCTAGCACTTATGGCGCTGGAACTGGGAGCTATGGCAGTCAAGATTTGATGAAAGCTAATCAAAGTGCGAAAGAATGGTTTTCAATGCTAAAATCAAATAAATAATGTGAAAACTTGCATTTTTTCAATATCCGTACTAGTATCTTATTAAATATATCGTAGGGCTTGTAGCTCATTGCATTTAGTTATTTTAAAAAGCTAGTGGCATGATAATTTAACTTTTATGTGATCTGTTTGTGACAGTATGAAAAGTAAAGATTTTTTTAATTTTTGTATAACACAATGGAGCATAAAAATGGCTAATACATTTTCCGTATCAGATCTAGTCGCAGCTAAATCATTAGAAATCTTAGAAGGTAATATCGAAGCTGGTAGACTATTTAACAATGACATCGAACAGAATTTCGGTAAAAATCCAAGAACCGGTGATCAAGTTAGAGTTAATCGCCGTCAAACAGTAACTCCTGTTTCTCGTGCTTCAGGCGCAGCGGTAACTAAACAAAATATAGTTGAATCAACTATCCCTTTCAACATTCAAAAAGAATTAGATTCAACAGTGCCGATTGATTCTCAAGAATTAACGCTTGATATCGACCCATCTGAACTAATTTCACCTCAACGTGCTATGCAGTTCATGAACAGCAATGTTTCACGAGTTGTAAGCCCGGTTGCAATCGGTATGGCAGAGCAATTAGAGAGCGACTTATTAGCTGAAGTTGATAACGTCCCAGGCGTTTACCCTTCTGCTTTAAGCTCGAGTTTACCTAATAATCTGAGCGCTTTTAACGCAATTGCACGTCAATTAAACGTTAATAAAGCCCCGATGCTCGGCAGATTTGGTATTGTGACTCCTGAATTATACGAAAACATGGCTAACTTAGTTAATAAAGTTAATGAATCGGGTAACTCTGACGGATTACGTCAAGGTGTTGTCGGTAAAATTTCTAACTTTGATATTTATATGTCTCAGTACTTCCCACAATCAATTCACACGTCAGGCACGATCGGTACAGCTGTAGTGAATGGTGCTTTAGCAGTGGGCGCAACTTCAATTATTATGGACGGTACAGACCAAGCAACAGGAACTTTCAAAGCTGGAGATACTTTAACAATTGCAGGATATGGCAATGTTGTTGTTGCAGCTGATGCAACTGCGGTAGCAAATGCAGTAACTATATCAATTAAAGAGCCTTTACGTTCTGCTGTTGCTGACAATGCTGCGGTATCAAACTATGGTGTATCTGGCGGTACTGCGGTTACTTACAAGACTGTTGGGTTCTTTGGAGTTGCGGATTGTATCGGTTTCGCGAGTATTGCCCCAATTATTCAAGGTGCTGGTGTTGATTCAGCATCTATCAACTCTAACGGATATGGTATTAATACTAACATTTACTATGATGGAGATTTCAAATCAACCGTACTTTCAATGTCTTCACTTGTAGGTTTCAAAATGCTTGATGGTCGCTTAGGCGTAAGAATTGTACAGCAAGTAGCGTAAGGAGAATCATCATGGAGAAGCTTTATAAAAATGATGATTACTGCTTGGTTGATTCTTATACAAAATTTGACATGGAGCATGACGGCTGGCTTTTGCATAAAAAAAAGCCAAAGCCTGACCCAAAGCCTGACCCTAAAAAAGATGGCAAAAAAAATGACAAGAAGTAGGGGAATTTAAGCATGGCTAAATTTTTCGTACAGACATCTCAAGATAAGAATGCGAAAGGGATGGATAACTCTTTTTATGACGGTGATAACCAGGTTACAGGTAGCCCCTTTTCTGTCGGGACATCCGCCACATCAATACAACTTGATGGCACTCAACCTGGAGAGGTCATGGTATACATCGAGGGTAATTCTGGTAAAATGTGCTATTTAACTATCGCAAAATCTAGAGATGCTGCTGTTGCGACTGATATACCTTTTCCAGCTGGAAGCATTATTTCAGTGCCTAATTCAGGTCAGAGGATGAGCGCAATCGGCGATGACCCGTCTATAAAGTTACGCGTTTTTTATTCATTCAAGGGGGACATTTAATGCCTATTAAGATTATTGACGGCACTTCTCCAATTGGCAGCTTCTCTGACGGGTACCAAGGCACATGGAATGCAGACACTAACACCCCCGCTTTAGCTAGTGGTGTAGGCACAAATGGGTATTGGTACGCAGTAAATGTTGCCGGGGCTACTAATTTAGACGGTATATCCGATTGGCACATTGGGGATATCGCTATCTTCAACGGCAACTTAAATGCATGGCAACAAATTGCAGGGACTTTATCCCCCTCCGAAGTTTTAGCAATTGTAGAAAAAGTTAATAATGCAACTGGGTATACATTATCAGGTGGTAGCACTACTTCAAAAACATTAACTATTACTGAAGATTCTACTATTGATCAGAATTTAGCTACATCCGCTAGTCCTACGCATGCTGATATAACTTTGACTAATCAGACTAATCACCTACTGAGTGGAACAAATGGTAGCGGTAGAATTGTAAAAACTTCTATTCCCAATGGGGAAATAGTTATCGGTGATGCCTCCGCTAACCCAGCAACTGTTACCGTTTCAGGGGATGGTACTTTATCAAATGATGGTACACTTAATATTAATCAATCTAGTGACTCAGTGGCGGGTAAAGTTGAGTTAGCTACAGATGCCGAGGCTATAGCTGGTACAGATGCTTCCCGAGCTGTTACCCCAGCATCTTTTAAGGCAGGGTATGATTCAAAAGCTGCAGATGGCATATCGCCCGCATCAAATGACGGTACGGGGGATGTTGGTTCATCATTAGAGTTTGCACGTGAAGATCATAAACACCCACACCCAACAGGTATGACAGCTTCTCAAATAGCTAGTACCCCGACTTTACCTATTAATGAAACTGACGTTCAAAGTGCTATTAATGAACTTTCATTAGCAACTCGACAAATTTATTGGGACGGCAGAAATGACCCCACAGTTGCCGCGGAAAATACCGCAGCTGCAACTTTAAGCGGAAATGCTACATATAATGCCACAGAAGACTACGTGAGATTAACCGATGACTTGAATGATCAAAGTGGGTCATTATACTGGGAGCAGAATCAAGGTATTTATTTCAAAGTAGTATCTGAATTTAGGATTGGTAGTAGTTCTGGAGCGGATGCACTATGGTTATTTACTCACTGCACATCGGTACCGATCGGCGAGGCCGGGGCTTATGGAGGGTATATTTTTGCTTTTGATGAATTCGATGGTGAATTTCAATTACATTTCGATGGTGTACAATTAGCTACTGTGTCAGGGGTACCATGGGCGGATAATCAATGGCATAGATTAGAATTTGAGATAGCGTATAGTTTTATTTGTATAAGTTTGGATGGGGTTAAATTATTAGACTATCAAGACGTGAATGGTAGAAATTTATTGGGCGATTTTATTGGGATGGGCGCTAGAACGGGAGGTAGCTCTACAACACACGATGTTAGAAGGGTTGAAATTTATCGACTAAATAATAACGCTTTTTATACTTCGCCAACTGATGCGCTTTATACCCCTAGAAACCTTTATGCCCCTATCACTGAAATAGGCACGCAAAACACACCTTTTGGTGGTTTCGGTCAAACTAACAATTTATTAAAGTGGTCAGAAGATTTTAATAATGCTGCTTGGAGTAAAACTAACGTAACAGTTAACCCAAATAATACGATTGCCCCTAATGGTCAACAAACTGCTGACCAACTAAACTGGACTTCTACATGGTTAGGTATTCGTCAAAATACGTTAGGCTTAGTAAATGGTAATAGCTATAATTTGGCTGTATGGGGTAAAGTAGTAAACGGTAGTGGGTCAACTTTATTTTTTGATCTAGGTGATGGTTCTCCGGGGTCAATAACTTTTGACACTGTTCTTAAACGATATGATATAGATTTAGTCGCAGGAGCTTCAGACTGGTTAGATATTATGTGCCCTACTACTAGTGCTTTTGTACTTTGGGGGATTCAATTATCAAATGAAAATGGTAGGCCGACATATTCAAAAACAACAGGCGCTTCAGTCTCAGATAGTTACGGGTTGTCAGTTGATGGGAATCTCGAGGTCATAGATGGGGGTATTAATCTCGGTGGAGGCATAACGGGGGGCTCTACTCTAATTCAATTTTTCAATCAATCTGGGCAACCAAAGTTTGGTATTTCATATATTGATGATACCTCAAATAATAGAATATTTTCGTTCGGGGAAGCTATAACTTATGAAAACATAGCTTACAGCTCAATACCTTTTAGTACAAATGACTCGACAGGTAATTTGGGATTAGCCAATCTTTATTATTGCACGGATACATCTTCCCCAAGAACGATCACTTTATCCACATCAACTTTAAATCTAGGCGATGGGAATAATCTGTATATGGTAACAATAAAAGACACAAGTGGTGGGGCTGGCGCTGGCAATATAACAATAGATACTGAAGGGTCAGCTACAATAGATGGCGCTCCATTAGTAGCTATCACCGTAAATTATGGAGTATTAAGATTATTCTCAGATGGCACAAACTGGTTTACTATTTAAAGAGGTAAAAGGATGGCGACAATCATATCAAGAAATAATTTCAGCAATTCTTTCTTTTATGCAAAAAGAACTACCGATGTTACTGGAGTAGGGGCAGGGAGTGATACTGTATATGATAGTCCCATAGCAGAGTTAGGAGACAACATAAGTTATAATAGTTCAACTGGGGTTTTTACATTACAGCCTAATTACATTTATAAATTAGTGGCGTGTAATTTGTTTGACACCTTTTCTAACTCAACAGAAGGATGCATAATTGGGTCATGGCATAATGGCTCAAATGTTGAATTAAGTGATACTACTAGATCAACTATGGTACCGACTACATTCGCCACTGATTCAAATGGTGTAAATCCATACGCTATATGCATCCACTACCCCACTAGCCAGTTAGATGTTAAATTTAGATTAATAACTTGTAATGGTACTGCAAATTTAATGGGGCATGGGTCATTTGCGTATGTGGAGCAGTTAGGTTAAGTTATGACTTCAGCGACAACAAACTCTACTACAAGACCCGCTATTTCTTTAGCGGATGAGATAATAATTAAAAGTTCTTCTGATTTATTGTCTAATACGACGTATATTGATGCAAACACTAGGCGCTGTTTCCCTATGGTGCATTATAGGTTCTCTGAATCTATTTTAGCGGATGACCAAAACCCAATTAATTTCACCCTGCAATCTTTTGGGCAAACCGAGTTACATTGCTTGACTGCTGTTGCAGAGACTTACGTTAATATAGGGTCAAATACGGTATTTAAAAACTACCCATCATCTGGGGGAATTACCTCATTTTCCGATAATGGTTCAGGAGGAACAACAGTCACGTTAAGTAGTTACCGAGTCGCCCCGAAAATGTTGGTTCGTATCGCGGGCAATGCAGCATACAACGGTGATTATGAAGTGAAAAAGCGATCAGATACAGACAGAAAATTGGGGGATTTGACCTTTGACATTGACGTCGCCTATACTGTTGCAGCCGTTGGTGGGGAGACCGTAACGATTCTGAATGAGCAATTTGTTATTAATAACCTTAATGTAGTGTGGCAAAGTGGTGTAAAATTATTGGAAATGAAAGATCAAGATTTAATATTTCTAACCACTTCATATTTCCAAGGTGGTGATCTAGGGGATATTAGTAGTAAAATATTTTACGTAGATAATTGCGCATTTGGGGCAATACCTACATTAGGAAACCCAGAAGTTGCGGGCTATGTAAATGGCTTTAAGGTAGAAAATATTGGGGATTGCGACTATATTCGTGTGGTTAACAATGAAATAGTTTCTGATAAATCTGGAAATAAGATATTTTTGGATTTAAACACACATACCCCAGTATTTAATAAGATGACATTTAAAGATAATGAGTTATCTTTGGCAACAACAGATCATTTTATAGATGCTACAAGTGCTAGTTCTGAAAACCTAACCGCAAACGGAAAGGCATCAGCTAGCGGTAACAGTAACATAAATGGGATTAATACCCTTATAAATGGGGTTAGTGCACCCACATCGATGAAATGGGCATTTCTGGATAATACCGCGACACTTGACACTAAAAAACAGTTATTAGCTAGTGAGAATGCTTCGTCTGCTTTAAGTACCGTAGGTAATAATACTTATGGTGCTATAAGCCTAGACGGCATAGTTTTAGATTCAGTTACGCAACAATGGGGGTTAACTAACGCAGCTTCTGGGATTTTCACATATAAAGGCAAAGAAGATTTTACGGGGTTATTAACGGCAACAATATGCGGGAGTAAAACAGGTAATACTGAATTTTACCGATTTATTATTGCTAAAAATGGGTCATTCCCTCTTTTTACTTCTTCTGGGTATGCGCCTTTAGAGGTCAAAAACTCTGTGCTATCTGTAACTTTAGTTAGCCCTATTAGTGTATCAACCGATGACACTATACAAATAGCAATAGCTGGAGCAGGGCATTCGGACAGCATAACATTATCTGATATATCAGTAAGTATTTTATAGTAGTGACGTGATGATAGATGCTATAATATTATGGGTAAATAGGTTTTAAAGGTATGACATGGCATTAATAGTTCAAAATGACTCAGGCACGATAACAAACGCTAATAGCTATATTGATGTAGCTTACGCAGACAGTTATTTCACCGCTAGAAATAATGTGACTTGGTCAGCTGCGTCAACAGCGAATAAAGAAGCTGCTTTAGTTAAAGCTTGGCAGTATATAGATACCGCATTTACATTTGTCGGTCAAATAGCAACTGATACTCAAAATACTGAATTTCCCAGACTTTACATTTATAATAGCGCGGGCAAAGAATTAACAGGCATTGACGTGAAAGTTAAAAATGCTCAATGCGAATATGCTGTTATTGCATTATCTCAGGATTTAACTATTAATCAAACTCCGTCTGCTCAAGCGCCGATCAAAAAGGAGATGAATAAAGCTGATGTTGTAGAAACTGAGGTTGAATATGACACATCGAAGGGACAACCGATTGTATATAGTTACCCTTTAGGTGATTTTTGGCTAAAAGATTTTCTGGGGGGTAATACGTTTAATGGCTACTACTGATTTTGAGAATAAAATACTAGCATCAACTAATAAGCTAATGGGTAAATTCGGTCAGTATGTTGCGTTTCTTTCTAAATCAACAGTTTTAAAAGATGTAGGCAAACCATGGCTAGGTGCTCAAGAGTCATACACTTCTAATATAGTCAAAGGTGTCACAAAAACTTTAGATGATAAACTTTTAAATTTCACAGATGCTAGAGTTGATAACGAAGATTTTGAAATTTTAGTTGCGGGGGATAAATTATCAAAAGTTGACTCTAATGACCTTTTATTTTTATTTAATGCTAGAATAACATCTAGTATAGCTATTCCTAGTAGCACTTTATCGACTGACACGACTATAAATTCAAATGGGATCTATTCAATTGACTCTTCAAGCGGTAATATAGTACTAACTTTAGAGCAAACTAATGCAATAAATACCGTTGTTCTATTTAGCAGAATTTCAAGCGACATTAACACCGTGACTATCAATACGCAGGCTGCTCAAACAATAAATGGAGCATCATCGTATAATTTGGCTTATAATGAAGATATTGTCGGGTTTATTTTTGACGGAAGTAATTATGAAATATTGAGAAGATTTAAAGTGTATGAGCCGATGATTGTTTCACCTGGCGGAAATAATCTACTATATAAAATAAAGGTTGGGGCGTAATGGCGTTTAATAAAACTGTTACTAATGTTAACGACTCTGTTTTGTCGCATTTCACTACAGCATGGAATAATTTAACTCCAATAACTTATGATAATATTGATCATCAGATAAACTATACCGGAGATTGGATACGTATATCTAACAGAATTACTAATGTAGATGTAAGCGCGCTTGGTCAAGTGAATTTTCGCCCGACAGGAGTAATATTTATGCAACTTTTTACAGTTGCTGGGAATTCTACTTCTAACAATAATGTGTATTTAGACAGACTATTTGATAGTATGTCACAAGTTCAAATAGAAGATTATATAACGCTAAGACAAATTGAAATAAACGGATATAGTCAAGGTCAAGACACAAATGGAGTTTATTACCAGACAAACTTAAGTACACAATTTTATTATGATGTATACAGAACTTAAAAAAACTTAGGAGAAGTAAAAATGCCAATTAATGCGGATACTAACAGAGTTGGGCTTTCATATGTCGAAGAAGCAACAGCAGGAATTACGCCAGCTAGTCCGATTTGGAAGCGATTCAGGGAGACTGGATCTTCAGATTTAAAATTTGAAAATACAACTGATAAATCTAAAGAGATTGTACCAGATCGACAAGTAACTGATTTATTTTTAACAGGCGCTAGTTCTTCCGGTTCAGTAAATATAGAATTTTCGATTGATTCTTATGACGATTTACTTGAAGGAACTTTTTTTAATCGCTGGAACAGAACAATTGTGCGCAACGACTTATCAGCAACACTGCTGATAACAAACATAGAATTTGTCACATCTACAACAGGGAAGATTAAATTTGATTCTAGTGTTACAACTGCGCCATTTTTAACGAACGCCCTGGTAAGATTGGATGGTTTGGGTGAAGCTTTTAGCGGCGCTATTGTACAAATAACCGGGGGGACTTTCAGCAGCCCTGATTTTTTCCATGAATTCACAGTATTAAATGGCAAGACTGTCACAAATATTACAGCAACTAATATTACAAAAGCCCAAAGATGTGGTTATGTTTTTCAAGATGTTTTGCAAGCAACGGCTTCTCCGAATACGCTTACAAGCGCGACGACTGACATGACCACTCTTGGTTTTAACATTGGAGAATTCATTAAAATAGGTAGTGTTTCAAATGTAGCTAATGATGGGTTTGACACCGCAGCGGATAATGGATATGCAAGAATATCTGCTATTGCTACTAATGTTCTCACATTAGATAAAGTGCCCACTGGTTGGGCAGCTGACACGAATGCAGGAAGTAAAAATATTGCATTGTTCTATGATGGATTTTTGAAAAACGGTGAATTAGAGCTTAGTTATAGTCTTGAAAGATCGTATCAAGATCATAATCCGGTAGATTATGAATATTTTCTCGGCATGCGCATCGATGAGATGCAGTTGAATAATGATGATCGAGAAGTTAGCGCCGGTAGTTTTAATTTCATGGGGCTAGGTGCGAGTTTCACTAATGCGCGTGTTGCGGGTTCTACTGATGCAGATGCGTACAATTCAACACCGTTTAATACAGTAAACAACATTAATTACTTAGAACTCGATGGAGTTGATATCACGAAGACTACAAGTTCTGGCGTGAACGTTGCAACTAAAATAGACTGTAGCTTTAAAAACAATCTTCGTGGGCAAACAGCTATCGGCAATTTGCCGTATGTTGGTGTTGGCGTTGGTCAATTCGATGCTAGTGGTTCAGTAGGCACATATTTCCAAAATGTTAACATTCTTAATTTATTAGCATCTAACGTTGATACGTCTTTACGTCTTGATATGCAGCTCGGTAACCGTAGATATATTTTTGATTTCCCTCGTATTAAAATTTCGAGTGGTTCGCCTGATGTTGCGGGGGTAAACGAAGATGTAACTGCTGATTATGGATATCAAGCTTTAAAAGATGCAGACAAAGGTTACACAACTGGACTATCTAAAATAAGCACATATTAAGCATAATCATAAATCGGAGAAGCAAAACAAATGAAAACAAACTTAAGTAAGTTTTTTATAAACTCGTCTGACGAGAATATATTTGAGTATAAAGTGCATGGAGTTACTTTTAAATTAAAGCCGGCGAGCAGAGCAAATAAAGAATTTATCGAAGCTACAGCAAGACATTCTTTAATCTTAAATGATAAAGTCATGGAATATAAAGATGATGAACGTGAATTAGCTAAAATAAATTTCAATGACGATATGCATCGCGGTATTATCGTAGACAGTATACTTGTTGGATGGGAAGGCTTGCTTGATGAGAATGACAAGGAATTACCTTTTACTAAAGAGAATGCTTTGAATCTTTTAAAAGAAATCCCTGACTTCATAAATGAACTAACCAATGCTGCTTCAGATAAAGATAATTTTTCGGTGATCGATGAAAAAAAGTAGTTGACGCGGTCGCAATAGAATTTACTAACATATTAAATGAAAATAGAAATGAAAGGATAAAAACGCAATTAAAGTCGCGTGGTATATCTTCAGAAAATATCATAGATAAATCAGAATTTGTTGACATAACATTTTCTACTTTCATTATTAATAGTTTTTATGATTTATTTCCGTCGGCTAATATGAATGGGCGTATTTGCTGGAGTATAATTAAAGATTATTTCGAATTCTATGGAATTAGCGATTTTGATAAATTAAATCTTTACATCTCGTGTATTAGAAAGCTTGAAATAGTATATAATGAATATATGGCGAAGCAACAAAAAGGTAAAGCCAATGGTAACTAAAACCGTTACTTTTGAATCACTTCCGAAAGAATTGGACTTACTGACTAAAAATTTAGAATCATCGTTTGATAATGCTATAAAAGATTATACAGTAACTTTAGTAAGTAGAATGTATGACATTAGCCCGGTTGATACCGGGCTTTATCGATCAAACCATAATGTTAGTTTGGATAAAAGGAGTCAAAATACATACTCAATAACATCTAAAGATACCGTAGTTGGTGACGCTGCATCAAAAGTCAATGAGTTTAATAGCTTAAGAAATGAATTTGTGTACATTCAAAATAATTTAGATTATGCGGAAAAACTAGAAAATGGTGGATCCAACCAAGCCCCAGCGGGTATATATGGTCAAGCCATAAGCGGTGGTAAATTCAATTTTAAAATGAAAGGCGGATAATATGGCTACAAGTTACAGTGTTTTTGTAAAGCTTCAAGCAGACGGTGCAGAAAAAACCGCCAGCAGCATAAATAAAGTTGGAACTTCTTCTAAAAAAGCTGCAACATCCACCGACATTTTAACTAGATCACTAGGACTTTTAACAGGAGCTTTATCAGTAGGGGCAATTGTATCCTTTAATGATGCGTGGATAAGTTACACTAATATATTGAAGTCCGCTGGTGTTGCAACTGAGGACTTAGCTGCTACTCAAGAAAAGTTATTCAAACAGTCTCAGCAGCTAGGGATTGGGATAAAAGAAACGGCTGAAATATATAGAGCTATTAAAGTTAATACCGAAGAATTGGGGATTTCCGAAAAAGAAACTACTGATTTAACTAGAGCATTAAGTGAAGCTATTTTGCAGTCTGGTGCTTCAGCTCAACAGATACAAGGAGGTATAATTCAATTAGCTCAAGTTTTTGAAAAAGGAAAACTACAAGCACAAGAATTTAATAGTATACTGACTGACTTTCCCCAACTCGGGACAAAATTAAGACAAGCATATTTACAAGCATCAGGGGGGTCAGAGACTTTAAGAGAAGCTGTCAACAAAGGCTCTGTTGATATTAATACTTTTATTGATTTAGTGAAGACTGCGACACAGCCCCTAGATGATATGCAAAAGTCTTTGCAAAAAACGTCTAAAATGGGCTTCACCGAAGTTATCAACTCGATGGAAAAATTTGTAGGTAAAGCTGCTGAAGTGACAAAAATAAATGAAGGTCTAGTCGCTTCTTTTAATTTTTTATCTAACAGCATTGATTCCTTCTCAAATAACTTCACTAAGGATGCAAAAGATTTTCAAACAGGGATGGCGAACGGGGAAAAAAATGTTAATAAGTTCATTGATAGTTTTAAATCTCTTAATAATGTTAGATTCGATAATGACTTATCGAAAGTAACTGGCATTCAAGCGAATACTGTAGACCCGAAAGTTATTGATAGTTGGAAAAAAGCAGCGGACGCCAAAAAACTATTAGATGATACTTTACAAACTGGTGCATCAAATGCAGTAGACCCGAAAGTTATCGAAAGTTGGGAAACATTATCAAAGGCTATCGAAGATGTGGCAAAAGCCAAACAAAAAGTATCTTTTGAAAATCAGGCTAAGCAATTCGGTAAACAAATGCGAAGCGTTGATTTTTCCCAGCAAGTATCCGTCGGTGATACTATTTTTGGGGGTAATATTCAATCCGATTTATCTAAATATAATGCGTTAGTTAAAGAAGCTCAGGAAGAGATAACTAAAACGGGTCAAGTATCTTCAAAAACTATGGCACAACTTAAAGTCACTGATGGTGATCTAAGATCGTGGAATAGTTTAAAAGATATTGTAGATAGTACAGCGAATTCCATAGCTAGTAACTTCGGCTCCGCCGTTGCTAGCATTGTAACGGGTTCAAAGAGTGCGTCTGAAGCTTTCAAAGATATGGCGAATTCAATCATAAGTGATCTAATTAGAATTAGTATTGAAAAAGCGACATTAAGTTTATTCGGTAGCTTAGCGGGATCTTTCTTCGGAGGGGGAAGCGCATCTTCAGGAGGAAGTATATCGCCAGGCAGTATAAGTGGTGGAGTGAATGCGGCAACACCATCTTTTCAAGCTTCATCTTTTGCAGCACCGTCCCCAAATTCACCTGCGAATTTATCATCTTTTAATACGCAGCCCCAAGCGATGAACGTAGTTGTTAATACTAGCGTTACTAATAATAACCAGGGTTTATCTGGTAATTCAGATCAGCAAGACTCTCAATTAAAAGCAAATCAAAATGCTAAGTTAATTTCTAACATGGTCGCAGCTTCAGTGCAACAAGAGTTGAAAAAACAACAAAGAGTTGGTGGTATTCTTTACCGATAAAATTTACTTTTCTCTAATATTAGTCTACACTTAGTAATCAAGCGCGGAGAAGTAAAATGGCTGATTTTCCAACAAACATTGCAATCCCTAGTTCTATTGATTATAGCGATACCTACCGTACATTGACTGCAAAATTTGGGGATGGCTACGAGCAATTTAGCCCGGATGGCATTAATACAAAAGAAACCACATATACTTTAAAGTGGACTATATTAAGTCTGTCTGACTATAATACTTTAGTGGCTTACTTAGATACTCAGACACCATCAGTTGCTTTCAATTGGACCGACCCTAATACTCAGACAGTTAAAGTTGTAAGATTTTTACAAGATAGTTTTTCGGCGTCTAGAGACCCGAATATATGGGTTAATGTCTCCATCAAATTTAAATCAGCGTATGGATACTAGAAATGGCTAATACAGATTTCGCGCAACTACAAACAGATTCACTTGTCACTTTATACGAGATAGATTTGAGTACGATTGCAGTAGATCCTAAGCCTACTACCATTTTGTATTTGACGAATCAATTGGATACGGATAGAAGTGAACTTCAATATAACGGCAATACTTATACAGCTACCCCACTCGATAGTGAAGGCTATGAGATGAATTCCAGCGGTAGTATGCCCCGACCAACAATAACTGTTAGCAATGTAAATACCGCATTTAATACTTTATTAGCGGCTTTTAATAGCTTCATCGGGGCGACCCTTACTAGATATGTAGTGTTTTATAAATATCTAGACGGCAAAGAACTGGGGGGACAAGGACTATTTAAGACTAAAAACGCTGGCTGGATTTTAAATCGAAAAACAAATCATAATAAGAATTTTATAAAATGGGAATTAAAAAACCCATTAGACCTAGAAAATGTCTTAGTCCCAAGAGGGCAATTTACAACAAAATGCAGCCATATTTATAGAAGATTCAATCAAGCAACAGGGACTTTTATTTACGGTACGTGCCCGTATACAAACGAAACTTTTAATTTTGATGAATTTGGGAACCCTACAAGCCCGAATAACGATGCGTGCGGAAAAAGATTAAGCGATTGTACTAAAAGATTTCATGCTGTAGACCCAACAACAGACATTCCGATTCAAGCATTCCCATTAATACCGAAGTACTAAATTATGAATTTGAAAGAAGTAGAAAAGATCGCCCAAGAGTATGCTAAAGAGCAAGTACCAAAAGAATCTTGTGGCTTAATTATAACGTCTGAAGACGGTTATGACTTTATTAAATGTGAAAATATCCACGAAGAACCTGAAAAGCATTTCAAAATAGATAGCTCAATTATGTTGAAATATTCTAAAGTTATTTATTCAATCTTTCACAGCCACATAGAATCAAATACCCCAGCAGTATCATTAGCAGATATTAAATTATGTGAGTCTTGGGATTGCATCGGGAGCATTGTTTTTTTATCTGAGAGAGATAATAAACTATGTTCAGATTTAGTATTTTATGGCGATAAAGTAATATACAATAATTTAATCGGTAGACCTTTTTATTATAATGTTTTTGACTGCTTCACTTTAATTAAAGATTACTACTATACTAAACTAAATATAAGTTTAGACTATGTCTATAGCGATTACGGCTGGTGGGGAGAAACAGAACATAAAGACAGTTTATATCTAAGTGAGTATACACGTCTTGGATTAGAAGAAATAGATATTAGGCAAGATTTAAAAATCGGGGATATATTAGTTATGAAGCTTGGACGAAGCAAATGTTTGAATCATGGGGCTATTTATGTTGGGAATAATAAAATAATTCATCACCTGGAAGGTAAGCTATCTTGCTCAGAAGCTTTTGGAAAGTATGCAGATAGAATACAAAGGGGTTTAAGATACATCGACAGTGATATAGTCAAAAAACAAAAGGTTATTTTCTGATGTTATCTAAAATCAGGTTGCATGGAATTCTAGCTTCTAAATATGGGGAAGAACATAATTATTTAGTAGATTCCGTAGCAGAAGCATTTACAGCATTAAACTCCAATTGCAAGGGCTTTAGTAGAATCTTAAGAAAATATGATTTTCAAATTATAGCTGATGGGCATGAAATAGATATCGGAGATATAACCGCGGAAGGTTTTAAATTTAAAGTTTTAGATATTATACCGTTAACGGAGGGGGATAAAAATGATAATAGTGCTATCAAATATGTAGTCGGTGGTTTAGAGATTGCAGTAGGCGTAGTATTAGATATATATAGTTACGGTTCGGCAGGAAATCCGCTGATTTTAGCGGGGGTATCAACAATCGCAGGGACGATTATAAATAATTTAAATGGTATAAGCCCTCAACAGTACGACCAAAGTGGCGACGCCGCGACCAGTAACATATTTGATGGCTCTAGAAATGTAAGTAAAGAGGGTGTCGCTATCCCCGTGATCTACGGCGAAATGATAGTGGGTTCTTTAGTTGCAAGTGCGATAATAGCAGTGGATGGACAAAACATATGAGTAAAGAAAGAGTTCACACACAAATACCGCAAAATTTACAGAGTAATTCTCAGACCTACGGCAATGTGGACCATAAAGTTGTAGTGTCAGATTATACCCCTGATGATTCTCCAAAACAAAATATTTTATTTACTACTGGACTTGGAAAAGGTGGCGGAGGAGATGACCCAGGCGGAAGAATAAACGGCACAGTTATGACTGTGGATACTTATGCAAAGTTTGTAGATATCGTCAGCGAAGGTGAGATAGAAGGACCAGTAAACGGCTACAATTCAGTTTTATTAAATGGCACACCTCTAACAGATAGTAATGGTAATTTAAATTTTTCAGGGGTTCAAGTATATCCGTTTTACGGTACACCTGACCAAAAATTCCCGCCGATGTTCCAGAAATCTGGGGTCACATATTTAGTTAATGCAGAAATTAAAAAAACCCAAAGCTATACATTCACAATAAGTGACAGCTCTATAACATCGGTTAACGTTATTATAAAAACCCCACTTTTAAGCTCTACAGATGATAAGGGTAATGTCAATGGTACTTCTGTAGCTTTTACTATTTCGGTTAACGGGCAAACAAAAGTTAGCCAATCAATTTCTGGGATTGCTTTAAGTCCGTTCGAGAAAGGATTTATTGTTAATTTAAGAGATTTCACAGGTGACAAAACCATTGTTGTAAGTAGAATCACGGGGGATTCAACTGACCCGAAGCTT